CCGCGACCGCCCGACCATCAAGCCCGACCGCGCATCGTTGAACCCGGTCAAGAACTGATCCACGATGTCAATAGCGGACTCAACCATCGCCAACTGCGACTCGGGCTTGCCAATCCCCTGCACTTCGAGGATGGCGGTCTCGCGGTAGCCGTTGTAGGCCGGAAGGCTGGTGCGGTCCAAGCGGAGGGTCAGGTACGGGAACAGCGGCGAGGCGGGAGCCGCCCGAACGTAAGCGCGGGTGCCGATGATGTCCTCAAGCCGACTCCCGCTCGGGCTGACGTACTCGAGCAAGGACTGGCGCAGGGTCGCGTAGATCTGGACCGTGGAGGCCGTAGACGGCAGGGGCAGACTGCCCGGAACAACGTAGGTCGGTAGGGTCATCGGACGGCTCTCCCGCGCTCCATGTAGCGGTTCAGGACGCGGTTGTAGGTGTCAATCATCGCCTTCGCGGAGTCAATCGCCACCGGCTTGAAGATTGGCACCCGCTCCCAACGTCGCGTGAAGATGTTGTGATGCCCAATCTCCCATGCCAGCGCGATCTTGCCGACCGTCGTGGGCTTCTTGGGCGGCTTGGCTTTCTTGCCGCGTGGCTTGGCAAGCTCGCCGTCGGGGATACCGACGATGCTAAACCAGCCCCCGCCACGAAACACGGGCGCCTCTCGGCTGATATGCTGGGCCACCTGCGCCGTGGATCGGAAGGCTTGGCTGGTGTAGTAGCCCTGAAAGAACCGCTTCTTCACGTTCCCCTCGTACAATGCCGCCGCCGCATCGAGGGCCATCCGCGAGGCGTCCCGATACTGCTTCAAGAACTGCGGCGAGAGGTCCGTGACTTTGACGCTCATGCCATCTCCGCTTGCAGTTTCCGCAGGGCTTCCCGCGCCGTGATGCCGGTCGCCGTCTTGCCCTCACCCTCAAGCGAAGTCCAGCGAAGCATGACCGCCGCATCCCCAACCGGAGCCGCTTCGAGCGTCCCGCCGTGCCGCTGGATGAACGCCTCAATCCGCGCCTCGTCGGTAGGCCAGATGCCCGACCGCCGCACGTCCTGTCCGCAGATCAGGCGAGCGTCCATCAGCGGATGAACCCCACGGCAGAGAGTGCATAGGCAACCGCCGTGACCGCCGTGGTATCAGTCTCGTTGCGGATGTAAACGGAAATGGTGTCGTTCTGCGCCGTCGGAACAAGCGCCGTCACGGAGAAGCCGTAACCCTCGTTGGAGTCCGATAGGATAGCCGAGACGTGAACATTGGCAAGGGGCGTGCCGTTCTTGGCAATCGTAATGCCGAACGACTTGTTGTTCGCTGTGCAGACTAGCTCAACATTCGCCGTCACCAACAAGACCTGATTGACCGCTTTGGTCGCTCGCATTTCGTTGTTGGACGCCTGTGAGAAGCCGTCCTGCCCCAAGCTCACATCAAGGGCCGTTGTGCCAGCCATCTTGACGTAGGTGTTGGTGGTGGCAAACGTGGTCTGGGCTGTTGCCGTCAAATCGATTTGCCCACGGCTCGGGAACAGACTGACCACCGCATCACGGATGTCCTCGGGCGAGATGAGGCCCGTCGTGTTGTCCGGGAGTTGCGCGAGAAGCGCAGAGAGTACCTTCGGAGTTTCCGCCATTAGCTGTAGCCCTCGTCAAAGCCTGAAGAAAACGCATCCGCCGCTGGGTTGATGAGATGCACCCCGTCCGCCACGCTATCCGGGTCCGACCCTGTGAACAGGCCGTAGGTCGTGGGGTCCACCTCCTCCAACGTCAACTGCTTGCACATCAACTGCCGCAACTCAATCACGCCCCGCACGAAGTAGATCGGCGTCTCATCCTCGTCCTTGACAATGCCGAACGGGTTCACATCGACGTAATCGGCAACCGTCGCCACTAGCGAGGTGCGGCTGTCAATATGCCCCTGCGGAGAACCGGCAGGTGTGAACTGGTCCGACATTGCGTCAATGCGTCCCCAGTACGTCCCGACCCGCGTGTAGACCGGGCGGGCAAAGCCGTCGGCCCCGTCCTCCGCTCGCTTGAAGAACTGAAGCCGCCGATCCAGAAGGCCGGGTGCGATATACATCAGCCAGCCACCGCAAGCTTGAACGTCCGCAACACCTTGAGGACGCGAGCCGCCGTATCTCTTGACACGTCCCAGCTAATCGAGGTACCAGCCGCCGTCTCGGTCGAGGCGTTCGGGGTCCGCTTTTGATAGAGGTCAGCCGCCAAGTCGATGATGCATTGCGACAGAACCGGCTCTATTTGCGCGTAATCGCCCCGCAGAGACAATCCGCAGGAGGTGGTAATGGTGTAGGGGCCATACGGGAACGAATACCCCGCGTTGGCGTAAATAACGCCCGAGGACTGGTTGATCGTGTAGTCGGTCGCTGGGACGGTCGTACCTTCCGAGTCCACGATGGTCGCTGTGGTGCCAATGGGACGCTTCGGGAAGATGAGCGACAGGCAGGGCTGGGGGTCAATCGTGTCGGCTCGGTCAACCGCCGTGGTATTGACAGCCGTGACAGGAACGTCGGTCCAGACTTCCATCTGCGCCTTTGCCCGAGCGATGAGCGCCGTCAAGAGCGTGTCCTCGGCGGTGGTCTCGATGCGAAGGTAGGACTTGAGATCAGCTACGGTAGGGAGGGCCATTGCGCTTTGCCTCGGTCAAGATGTCTGCGTACTTCTGCCCCACTACCGGGTAGTCGTGGTAGGTCCGAACGTACTGATGCACTCGCTCAACTTCTGCCGCATAGAAGCTACGGTCTCGGACCAGTTTCGCCAAGACCAAATCGTTCTGCGCCTCGGGGTCGCCCGCGATGACCGCCTTGCCCATCGCCGCGCCCTCCAAGCCCGACCCCTGCATCCCAAGCCAGAAGCTATCGAACACCGCATCGCAGGACGCCTTGAGCCGCAGGGCCGCGCCGTGTTCCATGTTCTCAATCAGCACCGGCTCGATGTCGATGCCCTGATGCATCTTGAGATAGTCGCACGCATTGAGAAACTCCTGCGTCCCCTTGATCCGCCGCATCGTCGGGCTGTGCGCCACGCGGAAGGTCTTGGACTTGACCGTCTCCTCTTTCGCAATCTGCTGATAGTCCGCGACCGGCATCGGAATAGGGAGCCAATGCTTGATGCCGAGCCGATGGTGATACGGTCTGGCACCAAAACAAATAGCGTCCATGCGGTCATCGTCGCCTTGATGATTGACCTTAACTGACCCTGCCATGTTGCCGGGGTCTACCGAGCCGTGGTAGGTCAGCGCCTGAATCAACCCATCACGCGTGCCGCGCCGTAGCTCGTTGCGCAAGATGCGATAGTCCATGTGACTATGCACCACGTCGGCAGTTTCGTACAACAACTGCACCGTGTTTGCATCAATCTCTGTATCCCATTGGCGCAAGTCGCAATGCTTGTTCGTATGTCCAAAGCGCACCAACGCCGACACCACCCCCGGTACCACATTCGCCGCCGAGTGGTAGCGGTAGACCGACGAACCGGGATCGTAGGCTGTCAGTTGTAAAATCTTAAGCGCGGACGGGTCGTAGGGCGTTGCCGTGTAGTGCGAGGCAATGAGACCCGGAGATAGTACCCGGCCCACACTCGCCCACACGCGGTCAATCTGCTCCCGAGACGCCACCACCCCTCCGCTAAATAGCTCCTCGGCTTGTGCCGTAGGGAGCGTCACTTGTTGCCCTTTCTGCCACACCTGTCCGTTGATTAGGGCCTTCACACGGACGGTCACCAACATCTCTGACGGAAGCGCCGAAGCGGAGGGGGTGATGGCCCCCTCCGCACCGACTGTCCGCTTGGCTCTCGGCTTACGCAGAGGCCGTGTTGTCCAGCACGACGAACGGGCTATGCTCGTCAACCTTGTTGCCCGACGAGTCAATCGCGTAGGCATAGGTCGAGGTCGGAAGCGGGATGCCCCCGGCGCGAGCAACGAACCGATACGTGGTGATGTCGTTCACGAACTTGTAGTGGATCGAGGACTCGACCGTGAGAGCCTGACGGAGGCCCATCGCGTAGAAGTCGCCGTTCACCAGCGCCACATCGCCCTCGGTCCCGAGCGTCGGGAGGAGGTCCGTGACGATCACAGGCAACCCGAGGAGGGTCATCTGCGGCTTGTCGCGGAGGTTCGGAATCCACGTGACCATCGTGTTGTTCGTGGTCTGCATCGCGAACAACTGGGCCAGCACGCGGCGCGAAATCATCCACACCGAGTTCGGGCCGTGCGTGTGACGCTCGTACATCTGGAACGCATCACGAGCGGTGAAGGCGTTCGCAGTCTGACGCACGACCTTGAGAAGCGCCGTGTTGTTCGTGTTGAACCCGCCGAGCGGCTGGCTGGAGCCGGTGCCGTCGATGGTGATGTCTTCGTTGATCTTGTTGATGACCTGCCCGCCGACGGCGGCAGTCACCTCGGCGGGAAGCTCGCCGGTAAAGTCATCGCCAAGCAGTTCGTCACCGAACTCCGTC